GTAGGTGTTACATTTACTGCTACTGGAGCGGGTTCTGGAAGCGGTACAGTTACAAATACCAAGACACTCAAATATGCCCTGTCGGGTAGTGATGAGACTTACACCGCACCAATTGTTTTACCCCAAGCATTGGAGTTCACTCTGAATGCAAATACAGAACAAGCCGTCATTGGTTTTAACATGATATTTGACGAAGGGTCCGTTACTGAGGTCTATGCCAGTACTGCGTTCAGTGACCCCAATGACAATGCAAGTCAGTATCTCCTCATTGCCTCCAATCTAAAGGTTGTGACTAAGAACCTATCTACGGATGCAACTGTCGAGATTGCCTATCCATCAGGAGAAATCGTACCACCGCAATCATCAATGCTCCAAGCGTTCAATAAGGTGTTCATCTTCCGCAAGGGTCAAGTCGCACTCGAGTGGGATGGTTCCTTTAGCACCGTTACGGCGGGTAGCTTTGAGATAGGTAGGACATATACAATTACCGCAGTAGGCAGTACTAATTTTGTAGCTATTGGTGCTTCGGCAAATACAATAGGCGTTACTTTTACTGCTACTGGTGGAGGTTCTGGAACTGGCACGGCCACATCTGCCTTCTCCAAGGTAGCCAGCGGAACCTATGAACAGCCTGTTTCAATTGTTTCTTCAGTAAAAGATTTTTCTATTATAAATTCTGTTGGTTCGTTGCACACCTCTCAGTCATTTATCTTTGGTAATACTTTAATTATGAGTGACGATGGCCCCACAGCTTCCTGTGGATTAATAGTACCATCTCAATTTTTAGTCCAAAGAGTATTTTCTGCGGGTAGTACTGTTGCGGTCAGTGGAGTTTCGGTAAGCGGTACTACTATTACTGTTACAACGGGTACGGCACACGGTCTTTCCTTGAATCAAACCATTACCTTTGCCGCCTTGGACGCTGGTTTAAATGGCAATAATGCTGTCTCAAAGGTAAATAGTACTACCGAGTTTGAGGTAGAAGTTGCATCAACATTTACTGCATCTGATGTTACTGGCACAGTTGCCCCAGCGGCGGGTATTAGTTTTGTTGTATCCCCTGGATCAATTTTCAATGCTAAAACATCAGCCGAAGTTCGTGCATCTAACCCAATTTTTATAAAACAATTATCCGTAGGTCTTGGGTTCACCCATATGCCTGCCCCAGAATTTGCTGTCTACCATCAGCGTAGACTGGTCATGCCTTTTCAATTCTCAGTAAATGAAAGTGCGAACTCATATACATCGCGGGGAATCCTCGATGAGGTCATTGCTTCCGATATTCTGGACAGTGATACCTATGACCAAATCTATGCTCAGTACAGATTCAACGCAGGTGAGGCTGACTTTACTGTAGGTCTGCACTCCTTTTCTGAGGACAACCTAATGGTGTTCAATCGTAACAGCATTCACTTAATATCTAACACAACTGCGTTGCAATCAGCTAGCACTAAACTATTGACCGACGAGGTTGGTTGCATAGCTCGTCAGACTATTACACAGGTAGGTAATCAAGTCATATTCCTGTCCGATAATGGTGTTTACAGTACTCAGTTCTTTGATGAGTACAACCTCCGTGGAACCGAGACTCCACTGAGTGAAACAATTAACGAGACAATCAAGAGAATCAACAAGGATAAAAGTACCCAGGCTGTAGCCGTTTATTTTGACAATCGTTACTTTATTGCTGTACCATTGGATGATGCCCTTCGCAATAACGTTATCCTTATCTACAACTTCTTGAACAAACAATGGGAGAGCATTGACAGTGTTGATAGCGAGGACTGGGACATTGAGAACTTAATTGTTTCTGGTGAAGGAAGCCAGAGAGGTGTTTACGCTATTAATCGACTAGGCGGTATCCACAAGATAGACGCTCGTCTACAGGGTGATGACTTAATAAACGTAAGCATTGGAGGTTCTAATGAGACCAAGGACGTAAAGGGAAGTATCACTACCCGTCAGTACACCTTCGGCAACATGACCAGAAAGAACTGGAAGGAGTTCCAGATGCACGTAGAAAGTAGTGCGGATAATAATAGTAACTTTGACCTATCGGCGGAGACAGAGAACCCGGACGGTACATTTGCATTAGGAACCCTAAATAGCTTCAATGGTAACGCTGATTTGCTGAAGGCAGAGGATGTGTCCATCCGTGGTAGAATAGGTAACCGCAGAGGACACGGGATTCAATTCACAGTAAACAATACACAAGGACGGCCAAGAATTAGGTCACTTCAAACTCAAGGATCAACCTCCTTTAGATCAACACAGAAAGCAGAATAATGGCATCACCTATAGTAAAAGGACAGGCGTTTGGCACAACCGAAACAGTAACCGCAGCTAAGTTGCAGAACATTGTTGATAACGCATCATTTAAGGACTTCGACGGAAGCACGGAAGTATTCAATGTAAGTGGTTCAACCGACATTGGAACCTGTGTACTTGCTGGTGGTCTAGCAGTTAAGACTAGCACTGGCCAGCTGCAGCTTAAGAGCCAAGCTGATCAGACTGTTATTGGTAATGTATCAGGCGGTGCTGCTGTTCCTACTGCTGTGCCTATCGTAGGTGCGGCTGGCATACTTGTTAACTCGGACTCACTTGGGACCGATGATACCAAGGGTGCGACACAGGGTAACGTCAAGGCTTATGTAGATAACTTAATTGGAACAGCCGACAAGTCAGGCTCAGGTCTTGTGACAGAAGGAACTCAGGGTTCTTTGATTTTAGGCGCAGGATTGATTATTAAATTTGGCACTGTGGACGTAAATTCTTCAACGGTTGCGTTTACCTTTAAGGATTCATCTGGAAATGCAAGTCCATTTCCTAATGCAATCTACGGGGTAAGTGCAACAGTTAATGAAAGTGTCAGTAGTGCTTCAGAAACTTGTAGCGTAACTTCACCTACAGTAAATGGTTGCAGTATAACAGGATACCAAGGTGTTAGTGGTGCTGCTGTTGGTCGTGTATTCTTCGTTGCTTACGGATTCTAAATAAAATAATATGGCAATTATAACATCAGGAAAAACCTTTGCTAACGGCGAACAGCTGTCAGCGGACAAACTTAATCAAGTAATCACGGAGGCTACTTTTAACGCATCCGACGCTGTTGACGGTAGTACGATGACCCTCATTGGTGGTGCTATGGCAGTTGCTGACGAGGGAATTGTTACAGGCAAGATTGCCCCAGGTGCAGTAAACTTCTCAAAGCTAACAGATGTACTTGACGAGGATGATATGTCCTCGGACTCAGATACTTCGCTAGCGACACAGCAAAGCATCAAGGCTTATGTGGATGGTCTTCCAGGCATTAAAGCTCACTGCGTGTGGAACGGAATATTGACAGGAACCAATGCTCCTATCAGCGGAAGTGGAGTTACATCTGTAACCCGTAATTCTGCTGGTAATTATACTATTAATCTATCGGTGACGGCTCCATCTGCTAATTTCACAACCCTAGTAAGTTCAACCGCATTTAGTGGGGCGAGTCAAAACTTTTCAACTGGGGCTTACTCGGCCTCAACTACGACAGTTGAAGTAACCCGTGAGAGTTCAGCAGGTGTTGGTAACGATGGATCCTCTTCTACTCCACTTTCTTTTGCGGGTATTTGGTAATAATGAACCCCCTCCTGCAATCAGTTCAAATAGCATTGCAAAATGCCGAACAGAAAGAAGCCATTGACTTTGTAAAAAAGAGTGGACGAAGGCACTTTGATATATTACTTTAACTGCGATGCCATTACCTAAAGCCAGAAAAATAAGGACCCCAGAGGAACAACAGCTGGTCGTTGACGCTGCTATAGCGGACAATGACAAAATGACTTACCCCACTCATATGATAGAAAAGGGAGGCGAGATAGTTGGCGGATGGTCGCTTGGCGCAATTCCGCTTGTTATGGTTTGGCACAAGTCCGAAGGAATAAACGCCAAGGAGTCTTTGATCTTAAATAATACATTCAGGACCATTATGGATGATCGCTCGCCAAATGGTTATTTTATCGCCTGCAACAATAACTCTCCCTACATCAACCATATGAATAAGTTTGGCTATGAACCCATATGGAAAACTAACCTCTTCGTATCTAATGGAATTATTTAAATTTATTTTTGAACCCGTCAACAAATGGCTTTGGTCATTTCTCTGCAAGCGTCACCTAATACTTTTTTGTGGAGGCGGCGGCAACAGCACGGTAATAGAAGCACCTGAGCAAATTGATGCTAGCAAGGCGTTTGGCGAATACCTCTTTGGGAAGAACTTTAGCTCCTCCTACCAGGGTATCACTGACCCTCGATTGCAGGACAGGTTAATCGGTGCAGAGGCAACGTATCGTCCTCAGTACACCGCCCTAGAGCTTGCGGACATTGGAGTAATGGCTCGTGGTCTTGAAGGAGGTACAGATAGCCCTGCGTATAAGAGACTAGAGGTCCAACTTGCTGGTCTAGAAGCAGGTGAGGGAGGCATTAATAATGAAGAGGCAACGAAGATTGCCCGTTCTGCGGCGGGTCCTGCACCGGAAGAATTTTCTACAAGACGTGTTAAAACCGGATCAGGATTTCGAGCAAAGTATAAAACAAGGAGGATTAAAAACCCTAACTACGATGCAGAACTGGCGGAATACAACAGGGAAGTCCAAGGCATATCTGACTCCCTTGGTGGGAATCGTGAATCCCAAATTGCTTCTGTTAAAGCGCAAATGACTCAGCTTGAAGGGCAAAAGGGTACAGCAGGATTGTTTGAACTACTAGAAGAGCAGTCAACCCGTGCGGGTGCATTGCAGCGTGAGCAGTTACAGTTACAGCGTGAGTCCGACGTAGGTGCATTGCAGGAGTTCGCACCTCAAGTAGTCGAGGCTTACCGTTCTGCTGATCCCTACAGCACAGAAATTGCAGAGAGTATGTCCCGTAAGGCTATGGGTCAACTGACTCCAGAAGAGGAACGCAACGTACAACAAAGGTCCAGACAGGCAAGCCTAGCAAGGGGTCGAATCGGTGACTCATCGTCCCTTGCCGCAGAGGCACTTGGTCGTTCGGACTACACCTCGCAGTTCGCAAAGCCAGCCTTTGACATGAACCGTTTACTAGCAGGTGACGTAGGTAATACTATCTTAGGTCGTCCTTCGTCTGCGATTGGTCTAGGCGGGTCAATGCTAGGGGCGGCACAGGAGGGTGCATCAGGACCTATGGGACCTCAGCTATTCGATCCTAACATGGGTATCAATATGGCCTTGCAACAGCGGTCACAGGATGTTACGTTCCAGGGTATGCAGGCTCAAGCTAATGCAGCTAGTCAGTCTAGCAGCGGTGGAGGTCTACTGGATTTTGCTGGCACTATTGGTTCTGCATTGATAACGTCCCCTCCCTGTTGGGTAGCCCGTGAGGTCTACGGCATTGAGAATCCTAAGTGGCTAGAGTTCCGTGAATGGATGCTGAACGATGCACCAAGCTGGCTCCGTAATCTGTACTTGAAGTACGGTGAGCGAACAGCTAAGTTTATCTCCAACAAGCCTCGTATCAAATCAATCATCCGCAAGTGGATGAATACAAAAATTAAATAATATGGCATTTCAAGCAGGATCAACAATTCGACCAGAACTGGCTAACGCGGACTTCAGTGGTTTTGCCAGAGCCGCAGAGATACAGGTAAAAAACGCAGAGATACGGGCTTCAGCACTGGCTAACCTCGGTAGGCAGATCGGTGACGGCATTCAGAAGTACCGAGAAAATAAGGATATTACTATTGCGGGACTAGCATCACTTGAAGGTCAAGTAGCTGCTGATCCTACATTGTTAGTAGAATTTCAAAACGATACAGGAGATGTTGGAAAGGCATATAAAAACATTCAGTCCGGGGACTATAAGCGTAAGGACGTATTAATTGCTGGCGGGTTTGCATCCTCTTATGCAAATCAAAAGAAGATTACACAAGAAATGTTGGATGCAAATCGTGTGGACCCAACTGCTAGTATGAAGAATTACGATGCCCTAATCGGTCAAAGTGTACCACCTGCGGAGGCGCGTGAAATGGCATTTGGTGGCAAGGGCGGGACTAATATTACCGTGGGTGGTGAAGGCTCGCTTGGTGATACTATTATTAGACAAACATTAGGTAAGGACCAAGAGGAATTCTTAGACAAAGTTCAACCAGCCCTTAATTCAATACCGAATCTCCAGTTTATGGAGAGAATGCTTAATGTCGTTGGTGACGAAGGAGAAATTATTACTGGTCGTTTAGGACCACAGGAGTTATTTTTAAAATCAGTAGCTAAGGATCTTGGTTTTGGTGAATTCAAGGATGTAGATGCAACTCAAGCCTACTTAGCCACCGCAGGCAGACAAGTTGGACAAGTTATTAGGCTTTTTGGTTCCGGAACAGGTCTATCGGACGCTGACCGTGAGTACGCTGAAAAAATTGCTGGCGGTTCTCAGAAAATGACTAAGGAGGCACTTCAAAAACTAGTAGCTATGGCTAAAAGGGGAATTGAAGGTCAAGTTAATTTATTTAATAACCAGATCCAGAGAACCTATACTCCCGACATTGTTGGTGACCCAACCAGCAAGTTTGCATTGGCTCGTCTAATAACTCCTACGGAGGGATTGCTTGATTATGATACATCAGTAAATGTTATTGATGGGACTGGAGGAACTTTAAATCAACCAAGCCCTATAGATAAGGCTGAAGCAGTGCTACGTGACCTAGGTCTATAACATATATGGCTACTAAAGAACAATTAGCCAGCGGGATTATAGAGCTTAAGAAACGTCGTGATGCAGCCGTGCAGTCCGGCGATCAATCATCGGTTGCTACGCTAGATGCACAGATGCAAACACTGTCCTCTGCGTATCGCCAATCAAAATCTGAATTAACTACCGCATCTCCTGATGCAATTAGTGATTCCGTTGATACACAAGGTCAAGCCGTTGAGTTGCTTCACGAGGGTGCTTATAAAACTCCCGCACCAGATATTGATTCGGCGGGTGAATTTGCGGAGTCCATGACCGCGGGGGAAAGATTAAAAATAGAACGCCCTCGTGTTTTATCTGCCTTGTCTGAAGCCACGGATATACCAGAGAGTCAAATTGACATAACATCTGGATTATCTGGACTAAAGAGATTAAGGATGGGTACTCTTCGTGATGAGTCACAGGTATTTAATTATCTTAATGATAAATACGGTCAGAATGGCGGAGATGTGCGGAAGGTATCTATGGATTACGGGACTGAGTTCTTGGTCCAGCATCCAGATAAAACCAATGGTCAATATGTACTAGCGGATGAATACGGTCCGAGTCTCAAGGACATATTAGACCTATCCAGACAGGTTGCTGTTACTGCGGCAGAGGTAGGATCAACTTTAGTTGGACCCGGAAAAGGTTCGGTCGTTTTCACTGCACTTAAGGCTGGAATTGGTACAGCACTTGCCAACCTGGGCATAGATACGGTTCTCGGGAACCCCGATGCGGACCAAGATACCCTTAGCCAAAATATAGGAAACGCACTGACTGAGGGCGGAAAAACAGCCTTAATGGATCTTGGCTTAGGAGTAGGCGTTAAGACTGGGCTTAGAGTACTAGGCAGAGGACAGTTAGGCGTAGATCAGCAGGCTGACAAGTTAATGGAATCCAGAAAGCGTTTGGAAAAGAAATTTAATATGAAGTTTCCGGAAACCTTTGCTACCAGAAAAGGCACGATGGAAGCACTTGAGCAGCAAGAAGAGATTGTCTCAAAGTACTCCGATGGATTTATGGCGGGGCTTTCACGTAAAGCCGAACGCGCGCGTGACATTATTTACGATTTAAGTAAACAACTTACCGAGCTTCCTACTAAGGACTTTGGTACTTTGTATCGTTCGTTTAGGACCAACCAAATTGCACGAACAGAAAAGACTGTCCAAGAAATTGCAAAGAATGACGAGTTAATAGGTAGGGCTTTAAACGAAGCTATAAATAGCCGTATTCAAAGATTGGGATCCTCTGGAGCTAATTCATCGAGTGAGACTGGCAACATTATACGTAACGCTTTTGAAGCCGCAAAAAAGGCAGCTAGGGATGAATCCGGCAGGCGTTATGATGCTGTGTTCGATATGGCGGATAGCCTAGGGGTTACGCTGAACCCATCAGCTGTTAGTCAAAATATAGAAAATGTTGTTAATTCTTTGGATTTGCCAAAGGACCTAAAGGGAGAAGTTCTCAACATATTTAAACCAAAGGGACTAAACAAGGTCAGTCGCCAGGCGGGTGCATTAGGGGAGCAAATCACTGAAGACCTACCAATTATATACGGAGCTGGGGGCGATATTGCCGCAGGTGGTCAGGTATCAGAGTCAGCCGTACAGAATCTGTCATTGCGCCAACTAGATAGTTGGAGAAAAGAGGTAAGCGAGGTTATCGGTCGCCAAATGAAGCAAGGCAAGGACACGTCTCAACTCAAGAAAGTTCAGTCATCTATCGAGGGCATGGTTGATAGAGCTATGGCAACGGGTGGAGATGATTTGGTGCAAGCAGCCGCTGACGCTAAGTTGTTCTTTACGGAATCCGTAGTTCCATTTAGGTCGAAGGGAATAGCCGACCTGTCAACCAGGGGTAAGGCGCAGGAATACACATTAGGCAACCAACAGGTTATCAACAAGTTTTTCAACGGCCCAAGAGCAGTAGAAAACCTCAAGGAGCTTAAAAGAGTAATTGGCAAAGATGCTCCAGCTCTAGAAAACATGCGATCCGCTTATATACATAACCTGATGGACAAGGGTATGAGGTATGATGGTAGCGTTGATTACTTGAAGTTACAACAAGTTGCCTTTGATAAGAATGTTGTTCGTGAACTATACGGCGAACAAGCGGTCAAGGGATTTGATGAACTTGATCAACTTATGAGGTTAAATGGAGGGACAGAGATAACCCAGGACATAATTGACTCAATGACCAGAGCGAGGACTCCTTCGGATATCGAATCAATTCTGGGTTTAGCCCGTGAGCAAATTAGGAAAAATAATTATATAAAAAGGAACGCTGAAAAACTTATTGGAAAAATTAGATCCGGAGAAATATCAATGGAGGATCCAAGGGATCTGATTGGAGCAGTCCGGGGTCTAAATGCTGGAGAGGCTAAAGAATTTATAAACGCCCTTCCAGTTACCGGTGGTATTCGACAGTCCTTTGCTCAGGAATACTTAAATGATTTAATGACGATTTCTGGGCGTGGTTCATCAGCAAGTCAAAAAACCTCTCGGATGATGGGAGGCAAGGATATTTGGGATTATAAATTGATGGATCAGATACTTCGTAACCCAAAACAAAGAGCTAACTACGAAGCTATTCTAGGTAAAAAGACACTCAAGGACCTCTTTGATCTAAATAACACCCTTAAGTCCTACTCAAGAAGGAAAGCACCTCAATCCAAACTGTTTGGTGTAATTAGGAAAGGTTCCGAGGGACAAGGAATTGTTTCTGGTACAATTTATGGATCATTTGATTATATTAAACTTAGGGTTCTTAGTGCTGCATTTTCTTCCGGGAGCTTAACTAAAGTTTTATCAAAGTCACAAAATGAGGAAGAGCTTTTAAAGAAGTTACTTCCAACTATGCTAGGCACGACGCGTGGGGTTGAAGCTCTAACTTATGAGGCCGACAAGGATCCTAGATTCCAATCATTTCTTAACAATTTCGTTGCTAATAGCTACAAAAACTAAAGATACGTTAGATGCCGTAATTCTTAGGTCGAATTACTTAAAGTAAAAAGGGCTGCTCCGGATGTGTATCACGGAACAGCCCCTCCAAGGACTGAACAAAAGCGCGGTCCATGAAAACCTCGCTTCGCCTGGGATTACTCCTTCGGCTTACCTTGTATTACTATATGAACCAACTAACACACGAACCATTTGTGTGGTAGAATAATTATAACATAGGTGTCCTATGTTTTCTGTCAAGAGGAATGCTCCAGCCTGTGGCAATTTGCACAGAGAAGTTCGCACTTCTCTAGCTCCTC